TTTTCTGCGACGGCTTCTTCCAAGTTTTTCATTTGGATAAATGCGTCTTCTACTAAAGAGTTTTCTTTTGCCATTTAAAAATGTTTGTTTTATTTCTTAATAAATATTACCATTTTTAAAAAAAACTTAATTTTGGGATTTACTGTGTCAAATATTTTTAATATCTTGTTAAATTTTTAATAAAAAAATTTTTAGGCATAAAAAAAAGGAGAGATATAATCCCTCCTTTTACATTATTGAATTTTAAAATTAATCTTCTATCACTTCATCTATTTTGCTTTCAACAATACCTGTTATCCTCCAATCCATTGTATAATTCTCATATACTTTGGTAACTTTCGCCTCAACGTCAGTCGGACTATAACCTTTTACTAATTTTTCTTCTCTTAGTTTTTTAACTTTTCCTGATTCTGCATCTAACAAATCAGAGCAAATTTTAGCTACGAAATATTTTTCTCCTTGTTCCATAAATTAATTGTTTTTATCTGTTTCCCAAATAATCGTTCAATTTCTTCATTAAGTCAAGCGATTTATTACCTCCTTCTAATTCTTTTTCTTTTCTTGATTGATTTTCTTCTTCGATGTTTTCATCAAACTTCATTCTATCGTTAGGGTCTAAGAATAAATAAGCCCCCGGTGTTGACGGTGATGATACTAAGTCAAAACAAATTAATTCGAAATCATCTTGAACTTCATTTTGTTCTCCGACTTTTTTAAGTGAACCAACCCCTCTTGATGAAATACCTAAAGTAACACCTTGTCTTAGGTAGTTAGCCGCCATATCACCTTTAGTTGATACAATACCTCTCTCGTGAAATCCTGGGCTTGTAAGTAATTTTAATTTACCCATTAATACATTACCTTCCCACCATACTTCTGTAATCATATGTGAAACACGGTCCAAATCAATTAAAGAAGATTCAGGGTGGTTTAACTCTGAAAGTGCCACCCCTTTATCAATCATTTTTTTGTAGTTATCCGCTTCACGTTTTAAAATACGTTCAGGATAAACTCTACCATTTCTGTTTGGTGTATTGTATTTTTGTAAAACTGCGTAAAATTCGAATGGTTTAGAATGGTCTAAAAAACTTTTAGATTCCATAATGTAAGAATTACTCTCAGTCTTTGGGGAAATAAATCCCGCATCATATTCTATTAATATTCCCCTACCTGTTTCATTAGGGTTTAAAATTTTTAAACTCATCTTGATGTTTTAATAATAAATATTAAACATCTTCGGTTTGTATCGTTTCTTTGGGTGTTTTAATGTTTTTGGATAAGTAAAATTTAAAATGGGGGTTTGTTTTAAAATTATCTAAAAATATTTGTGAAGTAATATCTTTTAGAGTATCTTTAACCATTCTATCTTTAAAATTTAATGTGGTATCGTTAATGTAAAAATTAATCTCAAGATTCATAAACGATTTTTTATTTAGATTTAAACCACTTGACCTTAAATCTAAGTCGACGATAAATTTATCATCAAATATTGTGTTTTTAGTTTTTTCGTAAACTGAATGTTTAATCGCTCTGCTTAAGTTAAGTACAACTCGTGACCAATTATCAACGTCTTTTTTAGGTTCGACCCAAGTTTGTATGTTTAGGTATAGTGATTTTAAATTCAATGAATCAACTGTTCCGTATAAAACTTTCGCAGTTTTAAAACCTTGGATTTTTGAGGTTTTCCCTTTTTTCATTATTTTTCATATTGTATAACGTTTATTTTTATTAAATGTAAGTATATTTACAATAAGAGTCAAAAACCTCATAATTTAACAAAAAATTAATATGCTAATAGTAAAAGTAGGAAAAGATAAAAACATCGAAAGGGCGTTAAAACAATACAAAAGTAAGATTATTAAGACGAGACAAATGTCCGAGTTGGTAAATAGAAAAGAGTTCGTTAAAACTTCGGTTAAAAAAAGAAACGTACTTAACAAAGCTAAGTACGTTCAAAAAATGTATAAATCAAACAAAGATTAAAGATTTTCGTATAAACTTTTAAGTTTGTAATAATTTAATTTATCATATTTCTCAGTTGAAAGTTTTTCAATTGTTTCATTGATTGCGTTTCTAGTTGAGTTGTCGTGATTTTGATTATACATAGTGTTTAATCTTTCAACCACACTTTCTTTAATTGTAGAATACTTTGGTTCTAACTCAGTATCGTCAACCGATAGTAATTGATTAAATTCTTTCTTTTCAGATTCATTTAACCCCTCAATATGTTTTGAGATAGTTTTGTTCGCCATAGAAATCATAGAACTTATTGGGACATTTACCACGTCTTTCTGTTTTACAGGGAATTTAGATAAAGATTCAGAAATAAGTTTTTTACTTTTAATTCTACTTTCAATCGTTAATACACCTGTACTAAATAATGAATCAATTGTTTCATATTGATTATTTGATTTACTATTTTTAACCCATAATGATAATTTCTTCATTTCAGACGGGTCAATTTTATTAATAGTGTTCTCAAACAATTTAATTGACTCATTAATGTAATCGTCAACAACGGATTCGTTTAGTCCTTTATTAGATGATAAGTCATCATATAAATAAAATAATTTACTAACGTTTTTGTTCTTTAATACGTATTTATCGAAGTTTTTTAATTCTTCTTTAAATGTCCCGTTTTTATAAGACTCAAGTAATACGTTTTCAATTTTCGATTTTAATATTCCAAATTTCATTTTTTCGTTTTTAATATAAATATCAATCTCTTAGAAGTTTGTTCAGTTGACTTTCCATATCACCTAAAGAATTTCTCGCTTTAGATAAATCAATGAACGTTTCTTCGTTTAATAAATCTTCATTTTCCACTAATATTTTTAAATTATCTCGTCTTTCATATGATTCAGGGGTAACACCTGCTTCACCTCCCGGTTCAGGACCTGGGGGTGGTGGTGCTGATGGTTCACCTCCTCCGCCACCTAAATCGGGCATTCCTCCCCCTCCTCCTGGAGGTGGTGGTGGTGGTGTAGCACCTGCGGCTGCGGTTTGAGTCGCTCCTGAAGTGTTTTTAGTTCCGTATAATTTATCAATATTATCAAAGATACCTGTATGTGTGATTAATGTTGCGGTATTTGTTAATTCAGCCCCAACCGCTTTTTCAACACGTTGTTGTTGTAAGTCTAATTTAATTTCATCATCAGAGAATCCAAGGATATGTTTTTTAGCCCAAGATACTGATACAGGTGCGATACCTTCAATTGCCGCAACGGCATCTTTGTATAATGTAATTTTTTCTTTCCACGCCTCAACTTTTAATAAGTCGGCTTGTGTTGATGGATTCGCTAATCCTAAAGTAAAGTTGGATAATTCGTCTTCAAATCCTAATAAAAATAAATGGATAACCGCGATTTTATTCATTTCCGCAATCATACATTTTTGTATTCTATTTATTGTTCTTGCGAAACGAATATCCATTAATGACAAGTTTTTACCTTCACCAACAGGTTCCTCAAATCCTAAGAATGCTTTTGGAACACGTAATGCCGTTAATAATTTCTTTTGGATATATTCGATATCGGCAATCTCACCTAAGTTTTGTGCTCCCGGTAATGTTTCAATTGGACTTGGTGCTGCTGGGTCACGAACAGGGATAAAATAATCTTGGTCTACTGCCATTTGATTATATCTCATATCAACGTTACCTGTTTTACTATCAACAATTTGGTCACGTTTAAATTTGTTAGCGACACGTTGTACGTATGGTTCAACATCCTTATCATCCATATTACCAACGAATACTTTAAAAACACGTCTTTCAGGGGCTCTTGATGTTCTATAAATTAACATAGCATCCTCAGACAATAATAATTGTTTCCAAATACGTCTTGCTTTCTCTAACATTGATGTACCATATGGAAGTTTTCTATCATCCCCCAATAAACGGAAGTGAGCGATTTCCCAAGAGTTAAACTCCATATCCTTAACCTTCCATTTAAATCTTAGACCTTTACTTTCAGCCGGTTCTTCAACATTCTGAGTTCTTGCTGCCATACCACGTTCTAAACGTTCAATTTCGATATTTGGTAATTGCATACAACCAACGATTCCTTTCTCAGCATCTAACTTCAAATAAACAAAGTTATCCCCGTATTTACAGGTGTTTCTAACCCACATTGGTAAGTTGGTATTAATGTCTAAGATATTGTTGAATAAATCCGTTAAAATTGATTTAATACGTTTTGACTCTGAGTAGATTTGTAACATATAACCGTTTTGGTCAACTGTTGTTGATTCTTCCCCATAAATGTCTAACGCTGCGGAAATTTCAGGTGTGTATTCCATAGATTCATAATCATAGAATGACGCCAAACGTGTTGGTTCATAATAGATTGCTTGTGAGTATAAGTTTGTTTCGATTTTAGACCATTGGTGACCTAAATAAACCGTTTGTTGTGCTTGTAACTTTTCCCTCTCATAATCGGCTTTAGAAGTTGTTTTTAACAATTCTTTTTTGTCGAACTTATATGTTGGGTAATCTTGATTTAACAACGAGTTAGGCCCAAATGCTTGGGACAATCGTTGCCAAACTGTCAAATTTTGATTATTGTTTTCCATATAGGTAATTTAATTGTATTTATCCATAATTAAATACTTTGTATTTTCATTATCTTCTACCTGTCCCAAATAACCAACCATAAGTTTGGTAATCTTGTGATGACACGGCGTTATTATTGTTCATTCTATCCATCATATTTGGAACTACGGGATTGAATGATATGTTATCTCTAACAGAATTATTATCATTAACCGACCAAGACTCAATCATTGCTTTTGCTTGTTCAGTCACTTTAGTTAATTTACTAAATGAAGTTTCCCCCACATATGTCGCCATTGCAATCGACATAAGTAAATCGTCGTGTCTTCCTTTCTGGTGGTCAGGTCTACCATTAATGTAAATAAACGTATCCATTTCATTATATAAACGATGACTATAAATTCGGAAATCGTGTCTCATTGCCTCTTCATATGACGCAATAATCTGAACACGTTTATTGTTAAAGTTAATTCCCGGTATCTTTTCTGCGGATTTAGGATTATACTTCCAACTATTATTCATATCTTCACCATCAACATATAGGTCCTTATAACCTAACTCTTGTAGTTTACGTGATGTGGAAACACCCATCCCACCCGTGATATCGACTACGATATATGCTGAATACATATTAGCCCATTTATAACAAATCTCGGCCATAGTATCGGGGGGTAATTTACCTACGAATTCGGCAACTTGTTCACGAGTGTCAAAATCAACAATTTGAAATGAACTAAAATCCTCACTATCCCCACGACTGACATCGACACCCATTATATATTTGTGACCAACAACAGGTTCTTTCCAAATCCACAATTGATTACCTAACATTCTGTTTTGAGGTTCCAATAAATAATTTTCACGGATTTTTTGCATTAATCGAGAATCGAATACATTATCCCCCGAACCAAGGAAGTTACACTCTAACTCTTGGGAAACTTTACGTTTATCGTATTTAAGTTTCTTAACCATTTTTTCAAACCAATCGGAACAAGGTTTGTAACCATTATTAATTAATTCTTTGGCTTCCTCAAAGTTTCTTTCATCAAATGATTTTTCGGACCAACTAATTATTTTTGTTGGGTCATATTCTTCTTTATGTAATAAGTAATGAATTGCGTCTTCAGTTTTAACAAAGAATAAATCTTTAGTATAACGAGGGTCCCGATACCAATACATTTCCGTAATTTTGAAATCATTCATTCCACGTAATGCTTGGTCATAAATCTCATAATAAATTGGGTCATTACCATTAGGTGTTGAAACCACAATTACTTTACCCCCTGTTGATAGGGACGCCATACACGCTGACCAGAAGTCACTATCGGCTTCGATAAACGCGGCCTCATCAAATACTAATATCGTAGGGGTAAATCCACGTAAAGCATCCTTTGATGTTGCAACGGCTTTAACTTCACAACCATTATTTAATTTCCAATGTTTTGTTGATTTTTTGTTAGGGTCAATACCTATGTTTACCCAACTTGGCCATTGTGTTGTGAACATTCTAACTTTGTTAGCCATTTCAATTGACGTATCAAGTTTGTTGGCGATGATTAGAATTTTTTCAGGTTTTTCTTTTCTTGCGAATGCTAATTTTTTTGATATCCAAGCGGCGGTAACTGTCGATACACCTGCCTGACGATATTTTAATGCGATATTCTCATTGTAGTCTTCATAATCCTGTAGTAACGTAATTTGGTCAGGGAATAACTCTAATGGAACGTATTTTGAAACTGTGTTGTCATATGTCTGTAGATACGTTTTTAATGCGTAAGACGTGTCTTTCATACATTTGACATATTCCAATAATACTTGGTCTTTTGTTAAACTCATATAGATGATTTAACATATAAATATCAAAAAACCCCCAATTAATCACTTAATGGGGGTTTAACTATATTTTTTAATTGGTTTTAATCCCAATCATCCATATCTAAATCGTCGAAATCACTCATATCTTCGTCGTCATCGTTACTTTGTACCGGTGGTTCTTCATCTTCATAATCATCGTCATCATCGTGACTATTTTGAATTTGAACTCTAACCTCACTAACCATACGGTCTATCGCTTTCATTGCAGATGGGTTATTTTGTAACAATCCTTCTGTAAATGATTTTAATTCTTTTGCTGATAACCTACCAAGTTTGTGGAATAAATATAATTGGATAATTCTTTGGTCGTCCGCAAATATTTCATTCGGCAT